GTTGGGCGCCGTCCCCCGTGATTGTCAATGGCAACCCTTGCTCGTATCTATCCAACCAAATTCCAAGCACCGTTCCAAATTCAGTGTCGCCAACCATGTGGTCACCATATACATTGTAAAATCTAACTGACACAGCGTTGACATCATATAGCGTATAATACATTCTACACAACTGCTCTCCAATTGCCTTGGATGTGGTGTATGGATTTGCATACATGTTGCCCGTCGTTGACGATGAGCTTGAAAATATGACCGTTGCGCCGGTTGATTTAGCATATTCCAATATATTGATAGTTGAATCTATATTATTTTTCAAAAACAGTTTCGGATTCTTCAATGAAGGTTGAATTCTTGGAAGTGCCGCCAAGTGAAATATCACATCAGGCTTCTCCATGAAATATGTATAATCCTGCACCGTTGTAAGGTCTGCATTGTAGTATTTAACATTCTTGTGGTCAATTTCATTTGACCTCGTGCCTGTACTGAGATTATCTATCCCAACTACGGTTCATCCAAATTCAACCAATTGCTTGATTAGATTGTATCCAATGAATCCATTTGACCCCGTGACTATACATTTTTTATTTTTCATTCAATATTACTCCCATGTTCTCTAAATCTTCCTTAAACAAAATCCGCAGTTTCAAGTCGGGATTTGATTTTCTAATAGCCTTAAATTTGTCCTCTTGCAAACTCCAATGGTATGCATTCTTTACATCCACATATGTATCCTCATCAATTAAATAGAAATCTGGATAATATGAATGCTCTTCACCATCAATCACATATGGGATTCTACCACGATGACATTTGAATTTTACATCATTCTCATCCAAATGCTGTATGTATGCACGTTCCCAAGTTCCTTGAGCTTTTACTGTGGTGCCGTCTTTCAATATGCAATCGTATCATTTGCAGCGTCCAACTTGAACTCCATCCATCTTGCCGTCCGCTCATGCCTTTTTAGTCATATCAATATGTCTTTGCATGAACTCGGGGTCTTTGAATAATTCTTTGCGGGTGGCACTTGCTTTAGCTCTCGCTTCTGGTGATTTCATGCCGTTCTTGTCACCAATATTCACAACACCCTTTGACGTTTCACTTATCTTTTTACTATGCTCTAACCACATTTCATGGGCTTTCTCAGCCCCGTGCTCTTCGGCTCATATACTTTCAACATTTTTACCAAACATACCACTTTGTTCTCCCGAGCGACCATACATTTTTGCTCGCTGTTCTTTAGTCATTTTAGCATTGTTAGCACGTTTGGTTTTGCCCAATTTACGGTTTCGCTCTGCCCACATTTCGTTTGCTTTTTCTTCGCCGTATTTCTCAATCCATATTTTCAACACATTCATAATCTTTCTCCTATTTAAGCTATGGTAGTAACTGTTTCCCATCCATATATAAATAGCACGAAAGTTAATTTTCGTCTTGAGTTATTACACGACCTTTTAGTTGTTCCCAGTCTTTTTCGGGCCTAACTTCAAGATTCTTTTCCCATGTAGCGTCAAGCATTGTGGTGGTCACTCCAAGCTCCTTTGCTAAGAATTTTATTGAGTTCAAATCTTTTGGCAGGCATGAAAGCCCGAAACCCAATTTACCATCAGGCCCAGGGACAGAATAGTGTGACTGCCCAATTCGTTTATCATACATAACATACGAAACCATTTCATCATAATCAACCCCTAATTTATCACAAATCTGTTTCATTTCATTAAAAAATGATACCTTCGTAGCAAGAAATGTATTGGCTACATATTTGACCATTTCTGCAGTGGTTGAATCGGTTAGTAAATACTGAGTCAACTTACTTTCATCTATATTATGATAACCCGTTAAATTCTCAGCATCAGTAAATATTTTACTATACATATCCTTGACCATTCTACATGCATCAGCATCTCCACCCAAGACAATTCTATCCTGATTCTTAAATTCCTCAATGAAATTTGCCTCTGTCAAAAATTCAGGGTTGAACACTACCGATAAATTCGGGCTTGTGATTTTATTGTTAATCCACTCCGTAAAGCCAGGAGTGATGGTGCTTTTGATGACAATCACCTTTCTGCTTTCCAAGTTTAGCATATCCAAAGCGATGATAACGGATTCAACGATTGATGTATTACAGCTACCGTCCTTATTCATTGGTGTATTCACCGCTATGAAAATAATGTCCGACTTTTCATACACCGTTTGATTGCTACCACATGAAAAATGCTTACTATCGCCGCTCCACGCATTGGCAACGTGATTTAAGTCCGACGTATAAATTTCGTACTGCCCATTAAGCCCTCTCGGAGTGCGGTTCCTACGAACCCCATACCTATAACTCCAATTCTATATGTCATTTTGCTCTTCAAAAGTTTGTGCGTACACATTTTTAATTGCATCTATGCCTCGCATTGTAATTGCACGGGTTCCCACGCCTGCGAAGTCGGTGGTCAGTTTTGGTGCGACCCAATGCATCATAAATTTATCATGACTCCACATATACCATAGGCAATGCTCCTGTTCAAATAAAAATACCGGCTTCAACTCATCAATTGCCATTTGAACTGTCCATCCGGTGCCACCGTCTACCATTGACTCGTTTACTAATTTTCCAACTGCATATACTGCGGTGGCGTTTTTGACTTGAAACCAATTCCGACTCAGTAGATT